TTCGCGCGCCATAAGTGTGTCTAAAGTCTAAGTAACGTCTAAATAATTGTCAATAGTTGACGATGTCCGATAACATTGCTAATTGCTGAGAAAATTTCGAAGAAAAGCATTTTTGCTATTGACTTCCGGAACAGAGTTGTCGTATAAGATGTCTATGCAGAGCGGAAGTTGGTTCTGTGTAGCCGGGAGCGGCGCCGGCTTAATCAAACGGCCTGCAACCTTTCCAATGCCGGCGTACCGTTTGCGTCTGCTGCGGGAACCTCATTCTGGACTTTTGCATGTGGCGCCATTGGCCTGTCTCGGCAGGAATGCGTGCTCACAGCGGAAGTAGGGCTTCAGGACCCTCGCCGGTTCATGCTCCATCGCAGAATGATAGGTTCCCGAAAACCGTCAAAAAAGCCCCTAAGAGTTTAAGTTCACAGGCTAATGCTCTGTAAGTTCTGCTGGTTCAGGCCAGCCTGGGGTGCTGCTGAATTGAAGCTTGCAAGCTAGACACCACCCTACCAAGTACCAACTGCCAAGTACCAGGCCCAAACAAATCTAAATTTTGCCGTTCCAGGCCGCTCTCCTGCCTGCGGTTCGGCGCTGAGGTGTTTCTATGGCACACGATCATAACGGACGTGTTGGTCCGCCGCGCTGTGAGGAATGTAACGCGCCACTGAACGCAGACGAACGGCGTTCCGTATCGGAGCTCTCGCGATCACTCTGTGTCGATTGTTATTGCGCACTCTATCCGTTTCCCCTCGCAAAGAAGAATCGTCGCCGGCGTATCTCATTGCCTAGCAGTTCATCGGCATTGTCAGCCTTTGAGAGTGCCATACCCATTGTGGTCGAGTCTTTGCGCAGACCGTAAGACGTGCCTTTTGATCGCGACGGATACGCCCAGAAGTCAGTAGCCGTTTCCTCCCGCGACATGCCATCCCGAATCCCGCTGGCGAGCGAACGCGAGACACGCGGGTGAGGGACCGGCTCCGCTGCTGCATTGCGTGAGCCAACTAAAAGTAAAGGCGATATCCAATTGCTTCGTCTTGCTGAGCGATGCCCGAGGAGAGCATGGTGACCCGAAAGCGAGTCGAAAAGATTTATTTATTTGGCCTTGCAAAGCCATAAGAAATGCAAAGTCTGATCAGTACCGATCAACCTGTCTAAAGCAAGAAACTACGGAGACAATCTCATGAACAAAAAAGCCGCATCCCTCGCTATCCTCGCGCTTCTGTGTGCCACCACCCTTTTCGTTTTCTCTCAAACTTCCAGCCAGTTTCCTGAGATGGACAAAAACGGCAAGCCTGTACTGCCACGTCCAATGCCTCATCTTGTTTACTCTCCCACGGACCTGGCGCATAGCGGCGTCGCTCTGCCTGCTGCCATCGGCGGCGCAACGCCCAATACCAGCATCATCCGTCTTGGCGATGCCACCAAAATGACCGTCTTCGCCTCCTGCACCCAGAACTTTGATCTGGTCATGAATGTCTATACGGCAGATGATCAGGGTCAGTCGAATCCGAATTTCACCTTCTATAACAGCTACATCATCGCGACTAACATGACATCAGGCGCGCAACAGGCGTTCCTGGCTACCGAACTTGCTCCCACCGTCACCACTGGCACCCTCGGCGCGCCGGTCCGCCTTCCGCAACTAGCGGTCTCATTCTTTGAGAAGAACCAAGTCGCCGTTGCCGGCACGTGCACTGACCGCGTAATCGTCGGTTACTGATTTGTCGCTCTTGGGCAGTCTTCCTTGGAGAGGCAAATGTCACGGCCCGACTTCAGGCGGGCAGTAACGATCGCTGTAAAACCAATTCCTTGCTGCCGCAGGCTTGCGCGCAGTTCTCAGCCTGAACCGAAACGAGCGTGTGCATATAGTGGACAGCGGAGCGCATTACAACCCAGGCCTCAAGACATTCAACATACCAATACTGCGAAAGCGGTTTGGAGGGAAGCGACAAATTGGCCAGCGCGGCCAGTTATGCGCCGATCTGCAATAAAGCGTCCACCCTCGATCTGCCATCCCGAACTCCGAGGTCGACCCTTTAGGTGAGACCGAGTGGGTGAGGGAACGGCTCCGCTGCCGCATCGCGTGAGCCAGGATCGACGTTCACTTTTTCTTTCAACGCTGCAGAAGCGGTTTGGAGTCAAGCCAGATATGAAATGGACAGGCGAATACATTATCGATGACGCGGGCCAGTGCCTCTGGCATGAGGGCCTGCGCATTCACGACGAGCAAATGAAATCCGCTTATCGCAAAAACTCTCTGATTGAATTCATTATTGAAACTTCCGCCGTGATGGGCGTGAAAGTGGGGATTGCCTGAATATGCCTGAAACTCTCAATGGCGGAAAACTTACGGCACTCGAGCCTGGCTTCGTTGAGCGCGTCGGCCGAAAGTTGCGCAATACGCTCGACGTTTGGTTTGGCCCTGACCTGCCCATGGCGCCCAGTGCTCCCGCGGGCACTCCACCGCGGACACTCGATTATCCCGTGGGCTACAACATCAACATTCAGCCGCGTAACATGGAGCCCATCTCATTTGAGCAGATGCGCTCACTGGCTGATTCGTTCGACCTCGTTCGTCTCTGCATCGAAACGCGTAAAGACCAGGTCAGCCGCATGCCCTGGGCGTTCCGCTTGAAGACGCAGCCCGGCGCGCCCAAGCGCTCCGCCAACACTAGCAACAGTGCCATCAGCGGTAATGACGATGAAGAGCAAGATCCGCGGCTCACGCAACTCACTAACTTTTTCTCATATCCTGATCGCGAGCATAGCTGGCAACAGTGGGTCCGCTTGCTGCTGGAGGACCTGCTCGTCCTCGACGCGCCGGTGCTTGTGCCTACCGTCTCGCAGGATGGCGAGTTGTGGTCTCCGGGCAAAGCGCTGTATGCACTCGAGGTGATTGACGGCTCTACCATCGCGCGGAAGATTGACACGATGGGACGCACACCGGCATCGCCGGCCGTCGCGTATCAGCAAATTCTCAAAGGGCTGCCCGCCGTCGACTTCACCGCCGACCAGCTTATCTACCGCCCGCGCAATGTGCGGGCTCATAAGTTCTTCGGCTTCTCGCCGGTGGAGCAGATCATTCTTACTATCAACATCGGCCTTCGCCGCCAGATTCATCTCTTGAATTACTACACTGAAGGCAATGTGCCGGAAGCTCTGGCACAAGTCCCCAAGGAATGGTCGGCTGACCAGATCAGTGAATTTCAGGAATGGTTTGATAGCGCGCTGGCCGGAAACTCGGCTCGCCGCCGTCGTATCACTTTTGTTCCTGAATGCGGCAATCTGCAGTTCACGCGCGACCCCATGCTGAAAGATGCGCTCGACGAATGGATTACGCGCATCGTCTGTTATGCCTTTGGTCTCTCGCCTCAGCAGTTTGTCAGTGTGATGAATCGCGCCACCGCAGAAACCAGCGTAGAGCAGGCGGCCGCGGAAGGACTTGTCCCGATCCTTGGCTATCTGGCTGACACCATCAATTTCATCGTTACTCGCCACTTCGGCTTCAACGATATTGAATTTGTTTGGGAGCAGGACCGTACACTGAACGCACTGGAACAAACCAAGATTGATGATATCTATGTCCGCTCCGGCGTCCTCTCGATCGATGAAGTTCGCGAAAGCCTTGGCAAGCACCCCATTGGCATGAGCAACGCCGTTATCACAACCACAGGAGTCTTTCCGCTGGGGACCAGAGGCGCACTGCAAACCTCTCAGTTGCCAAGTTCTTAGCAATATCCGGAATACCACCAAGGCAGCCAACCGGCTGCTTTTTCCTTTTGGAGCCAACATGAAATCCATGAACCTCTTCGCCCAGATCGCAAAGATCGACGAATCAAAACACGAAGTCTGGGGCGTTGCCACCGCCGAGATCGTCGACAAAGAAGGCGAAATCTTCGACTACGACTCTTCCAAGCCTTACTTCAAGAACTGGAGCGACGAGATCGCCAAAGCCACTGACGGCAAGAGCCTGGGCAATGTTCGTGAAATGCACGTGCCAAGTGCCGTCGGCAAGCTCGTCGCCATCGCCTTTGATGATGACTTAAAACAAATCCGCGTCGGCGCTCGCATTGTTGACAGCGTGGCTTGGCAGAAGTGCATGCTTGGCGTTTACACCGGCTTCAGCATTGGCGGCGCTTACGTCGATGCATGGAAGGACGGCGAGTATGTTCGCTTCACTGCCAATCCCGTCGAGATAAGCGTCGTCGATAACCCCTGCGTTCCCGGCGCGCACTTCACCGCTGTCAAAGCAGACGGCACTTGCGAAGTTCGTAAGTTTACTCGCATTAACGGCGGGACGAATCAAGCTCTCAAGATCGGTGCGCGCCACTCCAAAGCCACTCTGGCACATCTCGACGCGATTAAAAGCTGTATGGACAAGATGGCAGAAAACTACGAAGAAGCCGCCACGCACATGGACGCGCTTCTCGATACCGGCGATGCCGCTGCCGCACGAGCGGCTTCTGCCGACATGAAAAAAATCCCGGGCGATCCACGTTTCGGAGCAAAGACAGGAGATCAAAGCACAATGCTGGAAGCAAATGACAAAGCGCAATTGGAAAAGGCACGGGCCAGCTCCGCATCTGCGCTCGCCAAGCTGGCTGAAATGGAGCAGGAAGTAGCCGGCTTGCGCAGCGAAATAGAGAGCAATAACCAGGAGATCCAGCGTTCGCTGACCAATCTCCTTTCACTGGTGGAAAAGCTCGTCTCACCCCAGGAATCCACGGGTCGCGTGGCGCGCACTGGTGTGCCCACCCAGACCGTAACTAAAGAAGATGACGCGCGTCCCGCTCTGGCCAAGTCGGGCGGCGACCCGAGCGTTCATGAGTTGCTCAAGCGCACGCTGCAAAAACCGCAGCCCGCCTCGGCATATCTGCGTTAGAAACCTCGCAACAACTCGACTCTTCCGCAAAATTCATTCACTTCAAAACCGCAATCTCCGGGCGGAGAAAAGGACTAGAAAAATGTTTGGCGATCTCAGTCAGCAGACGTTCGATCTGCTCAACAAGGCGGACCTCTCCTCCTTGAACAAAACCACCATCAGCCAGTCCACCATCAGCGGCGTGGCTGGAAACTTAAACGCGTTTGATCTGCGCGGGCCGGCGCTTCAGCTTTATCCGGTCATCACGCCGCTACGTAATCGCCTGCCTCGGCAGGTAAGTGACCGTGGCGATCTCGCTACGCGCTGGAAGGCAATCACCGGCGTCAACACGCAGGGATTCGAACTCGGCGTTGCCCCTGGCCGTCGCTCGGCGGAAATGAGCGTCACCGAGCAGGATTACGTCGCGTCCTATGCGGGCCTTGGACTTGAAGCTTCTATCGATTGGGAAGCTGTCTGGTCTGGTGGCAAAGAGTTCGATAACAAAGCCACTCTGGTTCAGTCATTGCTGCGCGCAGTCATGATCGGTGAAGAGAACGTGATTCTCAACGGCAATGCATCCATGCCGCTGGGTACGCCTACTGCGCCCACCGTTGCTCTGGCCAACGGCGGAACACTGGGCTCCGGACTGAGCCTACTTGTTTTCGTCACGGCCCTCACTGCGCGCGCTCTGGCCAATGCCACTGTCTCCATCAGCGGCGTGCCATATGGTCAGGTAACGCGCGTCAACATTGACGGTACTTCAACGCAGTATGGCGCGGGGGCCAGCGCTATCAGTGCTGCATCTTCCGCTGCCGTAACCACTGCAGGCCAGCAAACCGTGGTCGCTACTGTACCCGCTGTGAAGGGTGCAGCCGGATACGCGTGGTATATCGGCACCAGCGCTGCAACTGCGACATTGAACACAATCAACACCGTGAACAAGGTCACCATCAGCGCTCCGGTTGCGGGCACGCAGTTGGCCAACGCCGCAAACTCCAACACAGATGGATCAGCCAACGCTCTGGTCTTTGACGGGTTTCTCACGCAAGCATTGAAATCCAATGCCGGTTATTTCGCCTCGCTCGACGGCAACACTCTCACCGCCGACCAGGCCAACGGCATTGTTGAAATCGATACGGCTCTCCAGTGGTTTTGGGACAACAAGCGGCTCAGCCCCACGGAAATCTGGGTAAACTCGCAGGAAGCGCGCAACATCAACAAAAAGATCGTTGCTTCCGGCGGCGTGCCGCTGTTCCGTTTCACGTTGCCGGGCGGCATCGGATCGGAAGATGACAAGCCGGCTCTGCTGGGCGGCGCCAGTATCGCCAAATACTGGAACAAGTTCACGCAGCAGTTCCTGGATATCCGCATCCATCCTAACCTCGCTCCGGGGACCATCTTCTTCAACAGTTCGGAGATTCCGTACCCGCTTTCCGGCGTGGACAACGTCTCTTTTGTCCGCTGCCGCCGCGACTATTACCAGATCGAGTGGCCCGTCGTCTCGCGCCAGTATGTCTATGGCGTATATGCCGACGAGGTTCTCGTCTGCCGCGCACCGTTCTCACTTGGCGTGATTGCCAACGTTGCCAACGGATAAACGAATTCATCGGCGGCTTGATTGCCGCGAATCGCCGCCGATGCTCCTCGCCTGCCAACCAGCAGGCTTGAAGGAGAAGGAAGGCAGTCTGAGGCTTCCCGACCCAGACTGCCTTTTCTCTTTTTCAAATTTCACACAACAGCGTTGCGTTGCGAACTGCTTTTTTGGAGGTAACCAATGGCCGCCGCCCCTGACGATCTTTGCACCGTTGCAGAACTTAAATCGTGGCTGCCCAACCAGGGCAACAACGATGACGTTACTCTGCAAAGCCTTATCACTAGCGCCAGTCTGCAAGTGTTGCAGTACATCGATCGCCCGCACATTCTGTCGTCGGTGCTCGGACCGCTGACGGAAAACTATGACGGCAATGATTCGGACCGGCTGCTGCCGCGCAATTTCCCCCTCATTTCTGTCACCAGCGTCAGTATCGATGGAGTCAGCATCCAGGCGGCCACAACTTCTACTACCGCAGGCTACCTGTGGGATGGGCGGCGCATTCTGTTGCGCGGCTTTCGTTTTTGCCGCGGCGTCCAGAATGTCCAGCTTTCGTATTCCGCAGGTTACCCGAGCGTGCCCCTCGATCTGAAGCAGGCGGCGATCGAAGCATTCGCTTTGACCTACCGCCAGCGCGTGCGCATCGGCGAAAAATCCAACAGCATGAGCGGCCAGGTGAATGTGTCGTTCGATATGGGCGACGTTCCACCGCGCTCGATGGCCATTTTTAGCCAGTACAGGAGGTTGGCCCTGTGATTAGCGTTCAAATTGACGATTCCGCCATCCAGCAGCTCCAGCAGAGGCTTGCCGGGCTTGCGCCTCGCGTGGTGACGCAGGTGTATGAGGCCTTGCAACCGCTCATTTACCAATTACTGCGCACGGCAGTACCAAAATATTTTTCCGGATCGGCGAGCAAGGGCAGTTCCAGTGATCTGCTGACGTCCCGCAGCGGTAATCTGCTGAACTCTGTCCTGCAATCGATAGAGACCAAAATTGATGGCCAAAGTTTAACGGTAAGTATCGGTTCGGATCTGAAGTACGCACGTATTCACGAATACGGAGGCTTCGCCGGCCGGGCGGGTCCGTTCATGAAGAAAGACGGGCGTCGTCCTTACATCCGTCCACGGCCTTACCTGCGTCCCGCGATCAATGATCTTCAACAGGCTTTGCCTGATCTGCTTGAGCAGGCAATCCAGCAAGTTCAGGTGTCGGAGTGATTTTTCCTCGTGAGCAAATTTATTCCGCGTTGTTTTCCGTGTTGCAGGGCGCGCTCCTTACGCCGGCTGGTCCGTTCAAAATGGTCAGCCGGCGCTGGCAGGATCCCTCGCAGCTCTCGTCCGCAGACCGTCCGTCGCTCTATCAGGTGCAGAAGGATGAACTGACTGGAACCAGCGTGAGCGGTTTGCCAATTCATGCCAGGTTGACGGTTGATCTTGTTCTTTATACAGCGGGTGACAGCGAACCGACCTCGGTCCCTTCCACTGAACTCAATTCACTTCTGGACGCCGTGGAAGCGGCCATTCGTAGCGCCACGCCGGGAATTGCGCAGTCGCTTGGCGGCAAGGTTTCGCACTGCCGTATTGAAGGAAAGATAGAGATCGTTGAAAACGTAATTGGCTCCATGGCGCTCGCCGTGGTGCCCATAGAAATTCTTACCACCGCGTAAATACCGCATTCAGCTCACATACCGCAGTCGATCCGCGGCTTCAATTTATGGGAGTGCAGGGCCGGCTCCCCAAAAGGAGAAAGAAAAATGTTTGAATTTGGCGCAGGTACCTTGTGGGGCTTTCCCGTCGGCGGCAACACCGCCGCTAACCCCACTCCCATGAAATTCGGAACGCTGCAGGATGTCACCCTCGATATATCGGGCGACGTT